CCCAATCTAAGGCAATCACCAAGGAAACAGCAGCCCAGCTAAAGAACAAAAGACTTGCATTAGCAATCGATAAGGCTAACCTAGCACTTGGTAAATCTGAAGAAGTCTTTGACATGGACAAGATTCAGAACGCAGCAGCTCTAAAGTCACAGGCTGAGCAATTAGGCAAGGCAACTAATGGTGCACAGTTACTCCAGATTGCTAATGACACAGCTCGCTTAAATGTCAAGAAGTCTATCTTTGCCCTTGAGGATGCTATTGCTTCTAAAGATGAAGCATCTATCATTGCTGCAACAAAGAAGCTGAATGCAGACCTTGGAATCCTTGGTGTTTTGATTGGACAAGATGCCAAACTCAAAGACATTAAATCAATCCTTGAAACCCTAAAGCCTAAGGATCTAATCAACCTAGATAACCTGAGAGAAGCTTTGGCTTTGCTAAAGCAGATTCCTATGGGTGTCGGTACAACATCTCTAGGTGCACCTTCTATGCCAAGCAGCTTAAACCCTATTTCTGGCGCAGGTGGCGTTAGAGCACCTAGAGCCTTTACCACACCTGAGTTAAATTACTTAGATCGCGCTGGAGATTACCTTTACGAAGGTTCACCTTTACAAGCCATGTTCGCAGCAGGTAACTCTGGCTCTTCTAGCACACCTATCAACATTACTGTAAACACAGGCATTGGAGATCCTAACGCTATCGCTGAAGCTATCGACCAGGTACTTGTAGATGCAGTACAGCGTGGCACTCTGAGAGGTACATTCGTAACCCCATGACATGGCTACCAGAATGGCGCGTAACAGTAGGTGATGATGTTTATACGACTGTCACCTCTGTTTCCTATGCTTCTGGTCGCTTAGACATTGATCGCCAACCTACAGCAGGCTACTGCCAAGTAACGATAGTAAATACAGACAACTCACCATTTACCATCAATGTTACAGAGCCAATCCTTTTAGAGCTCAAGAACTCATCGGGCACTTATGTGACTGTATTCGGTGGCGAAGTATCAGACTTTAACATTGGTGTGAGAAGCCCAGAAGAAGTAGGTTTTATTACTACTGGCACTATCTTGGGCATTGGCTCACTTGCCAGACTTACTAAGGCTATTTATAACACAGCCCTTGCAGAAGGTTTGGACGGAGCACAGATCGCAGCCATTCTAGGCGGTGCGCTCAACCTGACATGGGCAGAGGTCACACCTACTGTTACTTGGGATACTTATCCGCCTACTGTGACTTGGGCAGATGCCGAGTCCTACATTGGAACGATTGATTCAGGCTTCTACACGATGATCGCTCTAGCTGCTAACGCTTCTGCTAAGTCGCAAACCCTTGCAGACCAGATTGCCAACAGCGCATTAGGTCAGATCTACGAGGAAAAGGACGGAGATGTTTCCTATGACGATGCAGATCACAGATCTAACTATCTTGCAGCAAACGGCTTTACTAACCTTGATGGCTCATATGCAACACCAAGCTCTATCACCGCAACAACTCAAATTGCTCGCATCCGTAACAGCCTTATTTATCGCTACTCCACAGGATACGCCAGCACTTACAGTACCTCTGATAGCGACTCTATAGCCTCATACGGGCTCTTTGAGCGTTCGGTAGACTCTAACATCAAGAACCTTGCAGACATCACCGACATCGCCTCTAGAGAGTTAAACCTACGCAAGAACCCTAGAGGCTCATTAGGTGCGATTACCTTCCGCCTAGATAATCCCGACATGCCTAGCGCAATGCTTGACAACCTTATTGGGGTCTTTTTTGGTCAGCCTGTATTAATTACTAACCTACCTGCCAACTTGCTAGATGGTCAGTTTGACGGCTTTGTTGAGAATGTGGCACTACGAGCAACACCTAGTTTTACAGAGATTACTCTTTATGTTTCAGCTACAGACTTCTCACTCAGCACTACACAATGGGAAACAGTATTGCCAGCCTCACTAATCTGGACTGGCGTAAATGGTACACTTACTTGGACTAACGCGACTGGAGCACTAACCTAATGGCAACTACAACACCTAACTTCGGCTGGACTGTTCCTACAAGCTCAGATCTAGTAAAGAATGGCGCGACAGCCATTGAGACACTAGGCGATTCTATTGATGCATCGCTGGTCGATCTTAAAGGCGGCACAACTGGTCAAGTGTTATCAAAGGCAACAAATACAGACATGGACTTTTCATGGGTTACATCTGGTAGTGGTGCTTTAACTAAGATCACTTCTACTACATTCTCCGCTGTTTCCAGCGTGTCATTACCAAACAGCACTTTTTCATCTACTTACACAAATTACAAAGTAATCTTTATTGTTTCATCATCATCTGCTAACACTGCAATTAATTGTCGTTATCGTGCAAGCGGAACAGATAACTCAGGATCAACTTATTACAGCGCATTAACGATGGCGCGTGTTGATGGTAGTGCATCAAGCCAAACCAGCATTAATGGCGGCACTTTTTTCACTTTTGCGCATAATGCAACAGGAACACCAGGAACTCTTGGTCTGTCGCTTGATTTTCTTTCACCTCAAGCAGCTGCAAAAAAGCAAATAGTGGGCACAGGTTTCGGATATAACGCTGGAATGGATGCGTTTTCTGCTTATTCTCTAGGCGCATGGATGAACTCTACAACTCAGTTTGATTCATTCTCATTTTTGACAAGTGGTGGAGCAACAATTACAGGATCATACGCTGTCTACGGATACCAGAGCTAAGGAAAACATAATGAGCGAAAAACTATTTACACAAGACGGCGAAGTAAAGCGTGAATTTACTGCAGATGAATATGCACAATATGAATTAGATAAAGCAGAAGCAAGTGCTAAAGCAGCAGAAGAAGCAGCGAAGGCTCAAGCTAAGGCTGCATTACTAGCAAAGTTAGGCATTACTGCTGAAGAAGCGGCTTTGTTACTTGGATGAAGCCACAACTAAGTAAAGCTGCCAAGCAACTACGCGAGCAGTTCGATGACACATTCCCAAGTCGTGACCGCACATCGGATGGTTGGATTGGTGATACCCGACATCAGGCTAAGCCTAGCGATCATAATCCCGATGTTAATGGCTGGGTTCGTGCCATCGATGTTGATCGTGATGTCAGTGGTAGGAGCAAACCAGACCTCATGCCAGATATTGCAGATCAGATTCGTCTCCTATGCAAGTCTAAAAAGGAACGCAGAATTACCTACATTATCTTTGATGGTCGAATTGCCTCAAGCAAAAAGGGTTGGGCATGGCGAGAGTACACAGGGGCTAACAAACACAACCACCACTGTCACATCTCGTTTGCGAAAGAAGCTGACAATGATGGGGCTTTTTTTCAGATACCTATGTTAGGAGCAAGTAATGAATGAACTAAAGACAGCAGCAGGTTCATGGGCTAGAGCCTTTTTAGTAGCAGTTATCTCGATGGCAGCAGCAGGAGTCACAGACCCTAAGGCACTTATCGCAGCAGGTATTGCTTCTATCCTTCCACCTGTACTGCGCTACCTTTCACCTAATGATCCTTCTATGGGCATTAAAAAGTGACACAAGCAGACTTCTTTCAGCTCTACATAGCCACACTCGTAACATTAGGTGGCTTGGCTGGCTTTGTCATTACACACCTTATGTCTGAAATCAAAAGACTTAACGGGCGTGTCGATGAGATTTATAACCTTCTTCTAGAGCGATAATTTTCCTATGGCAAGGAAACCTACTAAGCAGCTAGAGGAACAGGGCTACTCAAAGCTTGATGCTTACTGCATTGGGTTGCATGAGTACTGGAAATCATTACGCAAAGCAGGATTTACTGAAGGCATTGCGCTATTTATGATTACAGATGTTCCCTCTTATCCGCGTTGGATCTTGCCTGATCCAATCGAGCCAGAGAAGTTTGGCGATTACGAAGATGAGGATGACGATTAAGAAAATAGTGGTCGTGTCCGATCTTCAGGTTCCCTACCATGATCGGGTAGCAACGCGTAACCTTGCTAGCTTTATATCTAAGTTTAAGCCAGACCAAGTAGTAACCATTGGCGATGAAATTGACCTACCCCAGATAAGTAAATGGGAAGAGGGGCGCATGGGCAGTTATGCCCAGACCCTAGATGATGACCGCAACGAAGCTGTGCAACTACTTTGGGATTTAGGCGTTACAGACTGCATAAGGTCTAACCACACGGATCGCCTATATAACATCATCATGGCTAAAGTGCCTGCATTCGGGGCATTGCCAGAGCTGCGCTTTGAGAAATTTATGAAGTTTGACGAGCTAGGTATTACCTTTCATAAGAACCCAATGCCTATTGCACCTAACTGGATTGCTGTTCATGGTGACCACACACCCATTAAGCCACAAGGGGGCTTATCAGCCCTAGAAGCGGCTCGTAGGCACGGTAAGAATGTCATCTCAGGACATACTCACAGAGCCGGCCGTTCGGCCTTCTCAGAGGCTTCTGGGGGTCGTATAGGGCGTGTCTTGCATGGTGTCGAAGTAGGTAATCTCATGGACTTTAAGCAGGCCGCCTACACTAAAGGCGTGGCTAACTGGCAGCAGGCTTTTGCTATCATCTATGTAAACAAGGCTAAAGTCCAGGTAGATCTAATCAACATCGAAAAGGACGGCACATTTATTGTCGCTGGAAAGTCCTACGGCAGACCTAGATAATCGTTATCAAGTCGTTACCTAAATGTGCTTGATTAGTCGGTCAGTTCTGTCACACTAATCTCGTAAGCCAGTCAAGGGCACTGGATACAGATAGGTAAAACAATGAGCTTTGAGATGCCGATGATAGTGCTGCTATTAGCAGCTAATGCTTTATGGTATTTAGTAGGTTGGGCTAAAGGCTTTAACGAAGGCAAGCGTGAAGGCTTGATCGTAGCCAAGTCATTTCAGCGAGTGACAACAGATGCGCGCTAATGAAATCTTACTCACAGCCACCGACACGATCCGTGACCGTGGGCTTTCATACGGTCACCCTGCGGATAACCTGCAACACACAGCAATGCTGCTCTCAGCATACTTACAAACACCGATTCACGACTATCAGGTGGCAGGGATCATGGTCTTGGTTAAACTTGCACGGACTAATCAGTCAGCCCAGCACATCGACAACTGGATTGACCTATGCAGCTATGGCGCACTCGCAGGACAACTAGCAACGGAGGAAAACGATCTTTATGTTTAATCTTGATGAATACACAACTGTTCGAGAGCGTGTAATCGAGTTTTGGAAGAGGTATCCCAATGGACGGATTGAGACAGAAATTCTTGACTGGTCTGATAAGCGTTTTATCGTGGGTGCACGACTGTATAGAGAAGCCACAGATGAAAAGCCATTCTCGACTGGTTTTGCGCATGAGGTTATTACGGACAGGGGTGTCAATAAAGATTTTGCTCTGGAAAACGGAGTTACTTCGGCAATTGGTGTTGCTTGTGGTCATGCGAACATCGGCATTGACAAGAACAAACCAAGCCGAGAAGAGATGACAAAGGTCGTTGCTACAAAAGTAGCAAAGCCACCTGTCCAAGAGGTCAAGGCAGACGATCAGGACTATTGGACTACACCTGTTAATGAGTACAAAGGCGTAGTAGATGCACCTGTAACACTTGAGAAGGCTATGGAGAATGTAGCTGCAATCATGGGAACTGGTGAAGCAGTAGAAGCACCTTCATGCGAGCATGGGCACATGATATGGCGCGAGGGTGAGAAGAATGGCAAGGCCTGGGGTGGCTACTTCTGCGGTTATGCAACACGCATCGGAGAAGCTAAGTGCGCTACAAAATGGTACACACTTAATTCAAAAGGCAAGTTCGAGCCACAGAAGGCGAGAGTGTAAATGGGCTACATCGAGGTATACAACATAGACAAAGACGGCGAATGGACTGATCTAAATGACATTCCATTTATTACCACAATTAACTGCCAGTTATGCAACGAGCCTACAGAAGCTCATGACATCATCATTCCAGCACTTATCCAGGACGGCATATTAACCGCTGGCACTTGGCAATGTAAGAAATGTCATGCAGTCAATGGATAATGCAGAGAAGCTTTTAGTGTTCTTAGTGTTGTTCCTGTTTATTGGTGGCGTAGCGTTGGGATATATGGCTAATGGCTAAATACTTCATAACACCAGCACATTACCCAAGCGCACGCTTTACATTTATTGATTATGGTGGCATTGACAACTGCTCACGATGCGATCAATTCCAAGAGGTTAACGACTATCGCAGAGATGATGATTTACTTGTAGCATTCTGTAAATCTTGTGAGGACTACCTAGAACTTTGAGTCAGCATAGGAAGCACAGAGGTTTCCGCACAGAGCGCGTAGTAGCTGAGTACCTATCGACTTGGTGGCATGGCGCATGTGTGGGAAGGGGTAGTGGCAAGGACATTGTTAATGTGCCTTTTGAT